AATCAATAGTATCAATAATATTAATTAATCCAAATTCTACTTTTGTTCCATCATCCAGATATGAGTATAGAAAATTTTCTTCTAATAGTTCTTCTCCAAAATTTAAATCAGAAACAACTCCAGAAACTCCAAGAAATTCAGTTAAAGTTTTATCTGTATAAGTTAAAATTATTGGATTTGTTAAATTTGATGTTTTTACAAACAAAGAACCACTTTTCTTAAATCCAACTGTAGAATCTACTATAATATAATTAGATCCTTCAGTAACATTTTCTGAAATATTTGTTTTTTTAGTAGTTTCAAAATTAAATATAAAAGAAGTAGAATCTAAAGAAATTTCATATAAATCCTCATTATCTACTGGTCTGTACTCTATATTATAAATTGAAGCACTAGCAGTTTTGCCATTTTCTAAAATTTCAAATATAGTTTTTCCTTTTAATTGTTTTCTTAAATCAGAATCACTAACTCTATATGTTTCATCTCTAACTATCTTTTTAACCAAGATATTATTAGTTACCAAATAATCATTATCAGATGATCGTAAAAGATAATCTTGTGGTTTGGTGATTTGAATATCTTTTCCAAAAAGAATTCTGAATAAAATTTTATAAGATGTATCAGTTCCTTTCGTGATGTAAAAATCTTTTGCTCTAGATAAAATATTTTTTAAATTTAATCCAGGAATAAATTGCCTATCTTCAAATCCAGGTAAAAATTGAGTTTTAAACTTTTTAAATATTTCATTAAAGAATAATAAATTTAAATTTGTTACTATTTCTTTTTTGGTATGAGATGCCGAATCTGTGGTTGAAAATACAAAAGATTCATTATTTGAATGTTGGTCTATCCCACTAAATCCACGAACGCATCCAGTAAAACTATTTGTGGTGATACCAGTATATGTAATAATTTCATCATTAATTTTTAATAGACCATATTTTTGAGGAAATCCAATTGTATGGTTAACTGCAATCACATCATCAAAAGATGTTACATCTTCTGCTAAGGTACAAATTCCAACTTTGCTGTAAAATGTTTCGTTATTGAAATTATCAATACTCTTATATTGTTGCAAATTGACTGCTAAATCTACAACACCAGTTTGATGCTCTTGAGAAATATAATACTGCTCTAAAAATTCTCTAAAAAGTGGTGAATCGTCATTTAAAAATTCTGGAATTTGTGATTCAACAATAGATTGAATTTTTACTCTTTTAATTTCCGACATCTTATCTTGTATAATTTCCGTTTACGTAACTTGATGTGACCGCATATTGTGTTGCTGAAGTATTTTCACCAGATGTAATTACATCCTCCAGAACACTTACATTAAGTTTAGTAGTATCTAGTTCCAAGTATATATCCTTTAACGCAAGGACATCATTTGACTCTGGTATTGCTTCTATCTCAATACCAGCAGTACTTGTAGATGTTGTAAACACTATTGTAGTTAATTTAATTTCTCCTCTCATATAATCTACAGTTCCAGCATTATTGTTTACAACAACTGGGAAACCATCGACTATTTTAAAGAAAAATATAATTCCAGTCTTATCAGTTGTTGGAACATCACTCATATACAAAGTTCCACTAGTATCTTTTACTGTAAATCCAGTTGATTTTATATTATATCCTCTACCATCAGAATTCAATTTCTTAATATGAAATTGATTTCCAAAACATATTTCATATGTTGCTAATTTATCATATTCTGGTTGTAAATCTCTTCTAATTTTAATTTTAGTAATATTGGAAGTAATGGATGTACTAGTATTATCAATCAAAGAAGAAACTTTACTATATTTAAATCTACCACCAAAACTATTCAACTCTGTTGATTTACTATAAGACTCTAAAGATTTTGTAACTCTCAATTGTAAATTATTTGGATCTATTGTAGTACTCTTATCATAATAAACTGCTGTATCCAATTCAACATACATATATTTCAAATCAATAATTTCTGGTTTAATTCCAGCAATTGAATATTGTTTTAAATCTTTTTTAATACTATCTTTTGTAATTTTTGAAAGAAATTTACCATTTCTTGGTTTGATTGAAATAAACACTTTACCGTACTCTGGTGGATCTAACTCATCCCCACCATATGCCGTCACAGTATCTACATTTGGAAACAAATAGGGAATTAATCCTTTATAATCATTTGCAGTTACTGCACGGTATTGTGAAGCATATACTCTAGGTGCAAGATACTTAACTGAATCAATTGATTCAATATCATCACCGTTTTCGGATGGTTGAATGGTAGTTAATAAGGAAATATTGTTTGTGATTGATGTGCCATTATTATCAGTTAAAATACCAGAAAAAGTAAAGTTTGCTGCTCCATTTGCTTCTTTTCCATTTGTAATAATATAACTAATAAAAATAGTACTTCCACTGGTTGGTTTTTTTCCTATAATATCATCACCAAATAAAATCTCATATTTCTCATCATCTATTTCTTGTGTTAGAAAAAGTTTTGAATTTTTATTTACTTGAAAAATATTTGAATATGATTCATATTTTTCCGTAATAACACCTGAAACTTTTACTCGAATTGTAGAAGAATCTACACCAGTATTTGGAATTGTAAATCTTTGATTTAATTGTGATTTATCTACTGTGTATGTTTTTGTTAAATACGAACCTTCGTAAACATCGATATCTGTGAAATTTGCATATCCATTATTATCAACAACTACTGTAATATCTTCTGGAATAGAAAAGATATAGTTACCATTCTCAACAGCACCTAAAGCAACGATTCCTGCCTTTAGAGTAACTGTCTTTGAATTTAAACCTGTTGTATTGACTGTAAAACTAACCTTTGCTTTTGATGACCTTTTGGACCTAGGAACGTATCCAATATTACGTGCAAGGGAGACTACATTTTCTCGAAGAGTTGCACTATCAATAAAGGATTCATTGACTGCCATATTAGTATTAAAGGCAGTAATATAAGAGTTGTATGCTAATACATCAATTAAACTCGAAAAATTAGATCCTTCAAAATCAAAATCCGTGAAATTACTATTCGATCTCAGATAATCTTTTATCTGAGTACGTAAATCATTAAAATCTAGATTGGTGAAATTATTGAAGGACATTATATTCTAGTTGGTTGTAAAAGAAACTCTATATTTTGAGGAGGAAATGGAAGTCCAACAATATCATAAGAAATTTTTACATTTAATTCATTCGAATCTTCCATAGATTCAACCATTACATCTCTCACTACAATTCTTGGTTCAAAGTTACTTAATACTGTTTTAATTTCTTCATCAAGTATTGTCGAAACTTCTAGTCCATTAAGTTCAAATAAAGAATTATCAACAGAGGTTCCCAATAAATTATTAAAGAACCTCTCACCAATACGTGTTCTGACTAAATTAATAACAGATTTTTTAATTGCATCCTCATTTCTTAATATAAGAATATCATTCGTCACTGGATGTCTAGAAAAAGACAAACTAATGTCCCTAAAACTTCTAGAAATGCTGATAGGCATTTAAACAATGAGTATATTTAATATATCTATAATACTTTTTAGATCATTTTTCCATATGTTGGTTCAGTACCATAAGACCAATCATCATAATCTTCATCATTTCTAATTTTTTCATGTAATTCGGTTTGCTTCTTCAAATTATGCTTTGGTGCATAATCATGCATAATCTCTTGAATTACTCTTTTTGGTTTTTCTGTTTCAATATCTGTAATGAGTTTTGATGTTTCCCACATCTCCCTCACATTATTCTTGTCTCTATCAATTTCGTAAAACGACATTTTAGTTCCTCTGTTTTTATAATTAAAAACAGAACTTTTAAGGAGGTTTCTATCTCCTTAAACTATTTAACGATCCAACTGACGAAGTTTATAATTCTTTGAATTAAAATACTTCAATAGTTCCAAAGCAATTAATTTTGGATTTCCTTCACCACAAGTATAAACATCTATTGCAATACAACCTTCTTCAGGCCAAGTATGACAAGAAACATGACTTTCCGAGAGTGCAATAACAATTGTAACTCCTTGGGGATGAAAACAGTGTTGAAAAATATTTAAAATTGTCATTCCAGCACGTTGAATGCCACGTTCCATGACCCCCTGAAGGGCAATCCCATCATTTAGAAGATTATGTTCTACATTATAGACCTCCAAAAGAAGGTGATTGCCCATCGAAAATTGTTTCAATTCAATATCTTTAGTAAAAATTTATTTATTTTGATCCAAATTTGTAATTTCGTACATGTAATGATCAGATGTTTCGATTTTTCTTTTATTTTCAACCGAATATACTGTTAAATCAATTTCATATCCTGGATTTTTGTCAATTCTATTGAATGTCCAAGCATTATCGTACCAAATAATACGATTATTTGGGTATGCATAGTAATTTCCAGTTTCCACTTTGAACAAATGAGCACATTTATGTTCGGGAGTCTCTGAAAAATTAAGATCAGTAACTCCTTTATTTTCCCATGACCAATCAAGAGTAAACATATAACTTCCAATCACCTTTCTTCCATCAGGACGAATCAATTCTGCTTGTAATCCAGCAAGACGAGCACGTTTTTGAACATCAACATATGGTGAAAAGCAGTCCCAGTACATAATATCCTCTAGGGGTTCTATCTTTGCATCTGATTTCCAGCAAAATGCGTGAAGAGGTCTACGAGTCCAATTCACACCATTTTCAAGAAATGCCTCAAATAAAGGAACTCTTTTTTCAATACTGGCAACGCAATGTACATCACATTTAGTTACTTCACCGTGACCCTGCTTATGATTAAAAAGAAATTCATTACGAATATAACAAGACCAATCTGGAAGACTGTGATTTAGATAAGCCATTATTTACCGTCCTTGCCCTCTATATTTTTTACGTGCCCCATTGCGACTCGTAGCACTATATTTAGTGTTTCTTCCCTCACCTTGACGAGTATTTTTTGGAACACTCGCAATCTTCATATCCTTCCGACTTTTTTGTGCCATCTTTAATTCTCCATTTAACGGTTTTTATAAGGGGGTTTTTATAAGATCTCTAAAGCTATTAAAAATGCTTCTACAAGACTTTCAAAACCTCATAGAAGCATTCTATCATAACGTCTCAAAGAAGGTCAAGAAAGACCTTCTAAACACTTATCAGATAATCCTTGTTTTCTCGTGTCCAACACGAATCAAAGGATCACACCAAATCTCATATCCTTGCTCTTTTGCATCAAGACAGAATGAAACGTCTTCTCCACACATATCTTGAACCTCTCCAGATTCAAAGACTTGCATCTTTGGTGCAAACCACGGATACTCAAGACTTTCAAATACTCCCTTCTTAATCAATAC